ACAATGTTCACTTTGACATGTACTTCTGTGCCTGGTTTGTATCTTGCACCATATCCTGTGTAGACCATGTTTCCGTAAACACTCTGCACTGGTGGTAATTCTTCACCATATGTTGCTAACAACTGCATCACAGGTTTGTTATCCAATTGTTTTTGCAATTCTTCGGTAGGCAATTCATCTTGTTTGTAGATGATGCGTTCCTTGACTTCTTTGTAACCCGCAGCACCTGCAACAAACAGGCCTGCGATACCTAAAGTCTTTGCAAAGTTTCTGCGGGTTGGTTCCATTATTTAATGTCCTTGATACTTTCAAACAATGCTTCGAACTCTTTGAACTCAGCAACTTCCTCTTGCAAGGATTGATTGTATTGCACTTTGGCCATACGACGAATGATCTTCTTTGGAATCTTCAATTCATCATGTGCCAAGCCAATAACATCAGACATGGATTCAGTGGTTGCTTTTGCACGAGTCATACACACCACGATTTCTTCAATGTAACCCCGTAGAGACTTCAATTGTTTCTCGTCAAAGGTTCCGTATAGGGTTTGTACTTGATTAGTCATTAGAATGTGCTTTCTTTAGCTTCAAATGCGATCCAATATTGAATTGGTTCTTTTGTGTTCTTGAAATGTGCGAAACCCTTGAAAGAGATTTCAACTGCATACTCACCAGGAATCATCTTCAAGTTTTCTTCTTTGAAAACGATACGGAATTGTTTGCCATTACCATCACCCAAATCAATAGAGTTTGTGTGTTGAGAATCGTCCTTGGCATCATAAGAAACCAATTCAACCTTGTCACCGTCAGAAACAACGGCGATGTGTGGTGAGGACAATACTGCTCGTGCCTTCATGATATCGTTGTAGTCATCAGCAGACAACAAGAATGAACAATCGACTTCACCAAGTTTGATATCTTTTTCTGGAGGTGTGACGATCATGCTCTTATCTGTCTTACGGAACTTTGTCTTACGACGACCAGATGAGAACAAAATATTTGCATCATCAAATGCAACATCCGCCGAGTCCTTGAACAAGGAAAGTGCAGACAAGAATTGGTTCAGATCATATACACAGAAATCTTCTGGAAATGAATCTTTCAAAACTGCTTCAGCCAAAACTGATTTGCTAACAGACATGGTACGCAATTTAGTACCTGCCTTGAATTCAATACCTTGGTTGATGCCTGAGAAGTTCTTCAAGACTGCAAGGGTTTCATTACTAAGTTTCATTTATTACTCCGATTTATCTAAGGAATACATTATATCATGTTCATACAAAAACATCAAGCAACACATTGCATGTGCAAGATGGTGGATTCCAGATTCTGGATCCAACTGTTCGCCTTGTTTCCACGACCACACGTGGCGTTGTAGTGCATCAAAGTATCTACGTTTGGAATCTGGTACTTTCTGCCAGTTATTACGCTCATATTTTTGAGCACCAAAGGTAAGAACTTTGACCACTTCTTCTAATGCAAGAGGTGGAAGCAAACCATATTCTAGTTTGCCTGTGTCAAATTTCCTACCAGTGGACATTACATTTCTCCAACGTAATTTGCTACTGCTGGCATATCGCCTTGGAAGTGATATGTTCCGATGTGTGAAGTACGCATCCATGGGCACAACCAAATTGTACCACCTGTCTTACGCCACCATTGACAGAACATATAATCTTCTGACAAGTAACGTTCTGATTCAGGATCAATACAGGTATCGAAATATGCATGAATGTAACGTGTACCATCAAAGTTTGCTTGACCAACGTGGTCTGGCTTGTACTTCAATTGAGGATATGCTGCTTCAAATTTAGGGAAAACTTCACGTTTAACCATCATGAAACCAGTACCAATTTCCAAAACTTCCAAAGGTTCTGTCACAGAGAATTGTGCAGTGCCCTTAACTGGATTGAAAACGAAGTCGCCTGCAACCTTTTCCAAAACACCAGCATCAACATCTGGATTCTTTTCGATTGCTTTCTTGACAGAACGCCACTTGATTGCTTTCTTAGGATATGGACCACCGATAACATCTTTGTCCAAAGCCAACATTGCAATAACGTCTTGTGGGTTGAAGTTAATGTCTGAGTCGATGAACAACAAGTGTGTGCATTCGGAACGATGCAAGAATTCGTCAACCAAATAATTTCTTGCACGAGTAATCAGTGATTCATTGAAAAGGAATGAGAACTTCACCTGAATGCCATATTGCAGACATAGGCCCTGCAAGTCCAAACATGCTTTCATGTAAAGTCCGTGGTTCATACCACCATACATTGGTGTTGCAACGAAGATACTATATTTTCTCAGTTCTTCTGTTTTGATTGAAATTTCCATTTGGACTCCAAGTTATAAAAAGGGGAGAACCCCGAAGGGTTCTGTTTGATTAAACCAAGGATGCGCCAGTAGACAATGCAGCCTTCACAAATGCCTTGGTTGGAGTGCCAAGGCGGTAGTAACTGATTGTTGATCCATCGTCGGTCTTACGTGTGTTTGTATAGATGCAGTGACCCTCTTGACGCAATTCGTCAATACGTGCAGAGACATTCTTGATACCGAAACGGCGTTGTGCAGAGCGAACGGTAAAGGTGTTATAACCTTGTGTTTGCTTCAATGCGTTCAAGATGCGGGTTTTTGCGGATACTTTGCTCATAATGTAAACTCCTAATAATTAAAAAATAACTACGTTGCGTAGTGTTCAATATCATACACTTATATAGTGCAGGTTGCAAGTGTTTTAGCGGTACACTTGCTGACCGGTTTACCTTCCCACTTGCGGAAGATACTTTGCCTTGGTTTCTTCCCAGGACAAATAGATCAAGTCATCATAGAATAAAGATTCGTAGGATACTTGGTTTTTCTTTTGCAATTGTCGAGCACGACCTTTTGCGTATTTTGTTTTCCAGATGGTGGACAATGCCTCTTCGGATGTATCAAAGGATTTCAACAGTTTATCTTCTGTAATTCGTTTACACAGAAAATCATTTGTATTATCATACAATGGAGAGAAATAAATGCCTCGTTGGTGTTCTGTACGAATCAATTCCTTTGGAATGCCTAACTTACTGTATGCAAAGTTCAAAGAACGATTCTTATGGTCACGTTTCAATGGAAGACCGTTTGGATTCTTTGCTTCCCACCATTCAAAGTATTTCTTGGTGTGATTCTCTTTGATCCATTCATACACTTTATTTGCAGTAACTCGTCTTGGTTCAAATGCAACCGAACCGGATGAGAAACCCATTTTATTCCAGTGTTCCAGTCCATCGTATTGGGACAGTCCTCCAGACTTTGTTTTGCCGTAGAGTGAAGTTGTAGTCACACCTACGAGAACATCACCGTAACGTTCTTTCCAGTCTTTTTGGACGGTATCTGCGAGACATAACAATGCAAGCAATTTACCACCCATGTAATTATAACCAAGTGGTTGCAACGGAACAATTGTGGAACCAATTGCAGTGTGGTTAATCATGCCCTGTTGTGTCTTAACATCTCGCGGCCAACCAATTGCATTGTCTCGTGGAGTCAAGTCCAAAAAGTCTGATGAAATACAAATAACACCAAGATAACAACCAGTGACTCTATCTCTTACGGTGTAAAATAGGTTGCGGCCAATGTTTGAGTTATTCTTCATTGTAGAAGAAAAGGTTCGGATTGTATTCCAGGTTTCTGCCAATTCTCCGTTCGACAATTCAAGATATGGTTGAAGGTTTTCATAGTCGTCTGCATTTTTGGGCATCCAGAAGTTTTGTTTAACTTCCTGAATCAAACGCTTGTGGTCTTGGTTGATCATTTCGGGTGTTTCGCCCATGAGTTCCATCAATGCATTAGTTTCACCCAACGGATAACGTTCTTTTACTTCAAGCCACTTCTGATACAGTGTATATTCTCTAACATCCATCTGTGAGGCATATGACAAATCACCCATCAACTGTGATTTTAGTTCATCTGTATCGATATGTTTATGAGTTGGATTGGCGTCTTGCCACTCCAACCATTGATCTTCAACCGTTTTTACGACTTTTTTGTTCATTAATTAGTTCCTGAGCCTTCATAAATGCATGATATTTACCCATCTTCTTGATGGTTTTGTTCCGTTTTTCTAGACCGGATTTCAATGCAAGTGGTTTTGTCCGCTCAGTATATACTATTCCGTTCAAATGGTCAAGCTCATGTAGGAAGCAACGTGCTGAAATGCCGGCAAGTCGTTGTTGGCGCAAGACTCCAGTGAAATCCTGGTATTCAACCACAATTTCCTTAGGACGGGTAATTCGCAAACCCAACATTGGGAAAGACAAACAACCTTCAATCATGTGTGCTTCACCCTCAGATTCAATCAACTTAGGATTAAAGAACGCAACATATTCGTCTTCAGCGCCCATAACAAATACACGATATTTCAGACCACATTGGTTTGCAGACAATCCATAACCTCTGTAATGTTTGCAAGTGTCTACCAATGCAGAAGCCAACTCATTTGGATTCATTGGAGGATTACTGAAGTCAAACTCAGGCATAACTTCTTTGAGTGTTGGATAGTCTTCAGGAACCAACGGAAGAATATTCGGTTTGTATTCTGGTTTCTTTAGTCCTGCGGTTACTTCAGTGGCAGTATTAAAACTAAAGACTTCTGGTACTTGATTTTCAATTGTCATTTTGCAATCCTACTAAAATTATTTACTTTCTCGAAACGAATGATACTACGGAACTTATCAAACAATTGATCTCCTTTGTGTGATATAACAAAGATGTTTGTATCTGTGTCCATGCCATGAATCAACTTCAGGAATTCATCCGTACCCACTGAATCTAAACTTGAGTCGAATACTTCATCCAGAATCAACAGGTTTGTGTTTGTACTGTTCTTCAACTTAGCAATTTGACGCCAGGTGAACAACAGTGCAAGGTCAATACGCATCTTTTCACCTTCTGAAAAGTTTGCATACGAAAAATCGTCACGGTGTCTAGACTTAATTGTTTCTTCAAAGTTCTCATTGAGGTTAAAATTAACAAAGAAATCCATCGCCTTCAAATACTTGTTTACAAGTTTGTTGATGATGGGTAGATACTGTTTGATGATACGAGTCTTGATGCCGTTATCTTTCAACAATGATGCTGCATAATCGTGGTAATGTTTCTCGATAGACAGTTCTTCCTGTGTCTTCAATAGTGCAGACAGTTCAGATTTAAGGTCTTTCAACTTCTGGTTTTCTTCTGTCAGATTCTCACGTTTATCACTCAATAACTTAATCTCTTTGTTCAACTTTGTGATGTACTGGTTGATAGAAGTGATTGTTGAATTGTGTTTAACAATTTCGTTGTTGTGTTGTGTGATGTGTTTGGATACAGTCACAATATCAGCCAAACGTTCTTGTAACTTGGTGTATTCCTTGTTCAACTCGGATAGACCATCTTTTTGTAACTGTACCTTGGCAACGTTCTCGTCGATTTGTTCCTTCTTGAAGACTGGATCCAAAGACTGTTTACAAGTAGGACAGTTGTCTGTATTGTGGTAGAATGCAATGTCCTTTTCAACTTTTTTGATGGAGGTTTCAAGTTTTGCTTCCAGTTGAACCAGTTTCTTACTCTTTGATTCTACCACAGTCTTGTCTTGAATCTTTTTGTTCAACACATCAATGTGTTTTTGGATCAATGCAACATCTTTGGACAACTTTTCTATATGAAGTTCGTTGGTTGCAATCTCTTGCTTCTTCCGTTCGATCTCGTCTTCGTTGTTTTTCTTGTGTTCTTCGATGTTTTGCTTTTGCATACTGATCTTTTCAGACGCCAATTGCATTGCATATTTGTTCTGTGTGGTTGCATCTTTAATTTCCGCAATGCGTTCCTTGATAAGGCCACTCATTGAGGTGAAGATTTGAATGTCCAACAGTTCTTCGATGATGGTTCTACGTTCTGCCGCGGACAATTGCATGAACGGAACAAATGATGCAGAACCCAAGATAACGATCTGGGTGAAAGACTTGAAGTTGAACTTGAGAATAGACTTCTCCAAGAATTCTTGGTAGTCTTTAGCCTTTGCATCTTGATTCAACAGTTTGCCGTTGCAATGAATTTCAAAGGTGTTTGGTTTGATACCACGCACAACCTTGTATTTCTTTTTTGCAATAGAGAATTCTATTTCAACTTCTGTGCCAGAACCATTGATGGAGTTCAACAGATTTGGTTTGTTGATCTTACGAAATGGCTTACCGAACAAACCGAAACAAATGGCATCCAAGATTGTTGACTTGCCGGCACCGTTGTGTCCGACAATCAACGTATTGGATGATTTGTCGAGTTTGATTTCAGTAAAAGTGTTGCCGGTGGAAAGTAGATTCTTCCAACGAACAGTGTGAAAAATAATCATGCTTGTTCTAGGTTCAGTGCTTCAACATATAGTTCACGCATCATGGATTTCAATTTTGAATTGTCGATACCGTCATTCTCCAATGCATCCACATATTTGTTGATGATTGTGATGGTATCTTCTGCTTCGTCAATCTTATCATCGTCGTCACCATCTGGCAAGTCCAGTGAATCTTCCACGATGGTAATGTCGGCAGGTCCAACGTCATATAGACGATTCATGAACTGGTCGAACGCATACGGATTGGTTTTATTGACTACGACAACCTTTATATACTTTCCTGTATAAGAGGACAGTTCTTTAGATGCAATGTCCAAAATGGTTTCTGCTTTATCGTCATATACCAATCGAACAAACATTGTAAATGGATTAGGAACAAACTCCAGTTCTTTACTCTCAGGATCAAATAGGTGAAATCCACGAGTGTCATTGTAGTCTTGCCAGGTCAACTCATATGGATTGCCCAAATAATAGATTCCATCAGCATCTGAACGGTGGTGGTAATGACCGGAGAATGTGTAATCAAACTTTCTGAATATAGATCGATTCAAACCTTCTTCACTAGGCATTCCACGATGCATTGCAAAGCCTGCAATCTCAAAGTGACCACAACAAACATCAGCTTTGGACTTTTTGATTACATCCATGCATTCGTCATAGTTTTCAGCGCAGATCCAGGGGATCATACATATCGGTGTTCCGCTTTTAAGTTGTATATTGGCTGGCTTATCCAATACCACCACATTTTGGTATTCCCTTAGGACCAGGTCTATGGAATTTACATCATTGGTATTCTTAAAGTAGGTGTCATGGTTCCCAGCCAACATGTATACCTTGATGTTCTTCTCTGAGAGTTTATCAAAGAACATCTCCTTGGTACGTTTCAATGAATGAAAGTTAATGTACTTTCTCCGATCAAAAGTATCACCAAGGATAAGCACAGTATCAATACCAGATTCCTCAAGTTTAGGAAAAAACACCTCATTGTAGAACTTCTCATAGAAGTCCAGGAAAAGACTGGAGTCATTTCTGGCTCCGAAGTGTTGATCGGTAATCAATGCGATTTTCATAATATATCCGAAATATAGATTTTTAGATTATAACCAATGGGTTTAATCTTGTCAATCCACCAAGAAGTTTTCCAATCCCTTAGGTTTCTTTACGACCTTCTTGTCATCTTTGCGTTTCTTTTGACTTTCTTCATAGGTCTGAATGAATTCACCTATGTTGTCATACAGTTCAAACTGTTTAGTGATGCCAGAATCCAGTTCCAACATCTCGAACTCATCCAAGACACCAACTTGTTCTGTTGACTTGTACTTGATATACAACTGTTTCTTTTCTTTTTGAATGCGTCTAAGGAACGCATAGTAGATGATCTGTGTGAAGTATGCGAACGGATTCTTAGACTTGTCAGGATCGAAGTTCTCAAAGTACATCAGACAGTTTTCTATACCATCAGAAATCATCTCATCCCTGTAAGTGTACATGATGAAGTTGGGTTTGTGAGATAAACCTTCTGCAATTTTCATCCAACATTCACCGATGTAATTGGGAATTGGTTCGTTAGGATTGCTTAGTTTGCGCTTCTTGTACTCAATAAGAGCCTGTAGGAAGTCTCCGTTGTTGATGTAATGCTTTCCAGGTTTTACCGGTTTCACTGTATTTTCTTCACTCATTTCATTATTACCACTTTTTTAGTTGACAAACCGCTTGACAAATGTTAAATTCTCGGTGTTGACCATTGATGTTAAGTTGTTTTGGTTATATTAATGTTTGGTCAATCCATCCGAATCCATGTTACCAAATGCTTTCATGATTAGATCCAAAGCTTCTTCTGATTGTTGAAGTTCTTCATCATCCATCTCCTTCATTTCAAACAACTTTCTGAGGCGTTCCACAGAGTTTGAATAGTATTCAACGAATTCTTCAGTTGGAGTAACCACATACACAAAGTCTCTCTTGTTCAAGACGACTTCGTTTTTCTCCACCAGCTGGATGGGTAGAAAGTGTGACATCACAATGTGTGTTTGTTCTCCACGAGGATCCACATCAAAGTACATGGGTTCAGAAAGAAGAAACTCGTCCTTGACAAGTTCTTCAATTGTTGCGATAATGCTGCCTCCAGATTGCAACCGAATGATTTTGATGTTACTCACAGTGAGTCCTTTCTTCATCTAATAGTATATATCACTTCTTGGTGAGAGCGATTTTGTACACTTTGTACTTGAACTTTTCTTCGTTGTAGACCTTACAACGCTCTACAAAGTGTTTCAAGGTGAAGTTCATGTGTTTTTTGACTCTGAGATCGTCTGCAATATCGTATAAGGTTGCTGAATTTTTACCTTCAGATTTTCTAAGACCTCGTCCAATTGACTGTAGACCGCGTATACGACTTTTAGACGGAGATGCAAATATGATATTGTGAAGATTCCGTATGTTAATACCGGTACTAAATGTCCCGTAAGAGGCAACAATGATTGCATCATTTTCTTTCTCCACAATTCTTCGTATATTTTCTCTGTCCTCAGTGTCTGTTCCGCCGTGAACAAAAAACACTTTCCTATCACCTATCTTCTCTGTATTCTTGATTAAATTATACAGGACTTGCCCATGTTTTTCAACCATTTGATAGAGTACCAGAGTATTATTTTTCATGCTTACCGCTAGATTTTTAATAAACCTGTTTCTCTCCGGGGAACTAATCAGATAATCAAGTTCAAACTGGTAATCATTCGCTTTTACCAATGCCGCAGCATCAGCAGGATGTTCAAGAACCAGGCATTTGATCTCTAAATCCGACACAACACCTTTTTCCATCAGTTCTTTGGTGGTAATCAGTTTTCTTACGGGACCGAAAAGGCCTTCCAATACCAGTTTGTGTGTCTTTGTTCCGTCAAGTGTACCGGTAACACCAATTCTATACTTTGTGTTCACACATGCAGTCATGATCGAGGTCAACGATTGTGCTTTGAAGTTGTGTGCTTCGTCACCGATGATGTAATCAAACTGTGCAAAGTATTCTGGTGGCATTTGATATAATGACTGCCATGTCGAAATGATCACATTCTTGTTGGAATGTTTCTCTTTACCCTGATAGATTCTGTGCATGTTTTCACCAACATTGAAACCATTCATTTCAGAGTAATCAACAAAGTCGGAAAACAACTGTTCAACCAATGATGTTGTTGGTACAATAATAAGACCACGCAAACCTTGATAATCCAACAATTGTCTCACCATCAAATAGATGATAAGTGATTTACCAGATGCGGTTGGAGAGAGCATCAATGCACGGTGAGATTGCATTGCGTGAACTAATGCATTCAGTTGATGCTCTCCCGCCACAATTGGTTTGCCAGCAGAGTGTAAATTTAATGATTCTGCAAACTTCTTTGCATGGTACATCGAGAACTCAGATTCAGTACCAAGACCTTCTAGTTCCAGATTGTAGTCACGAGATTCTGCAAATTCTTGTATGTAAGGTAGTAGACCAAGATAGATTTGATCTGTTCTCAGGTCCAACAGACGAATCTTACCGTCCCAAACCTTGTTTCGGAACGCAGGAACAAACTGGTGCCCTGGCACAAAGAACGTAAAGAACTCAGAAAGTTCTTGCATGATGTAACGCTCTGCATACACCTTTGCATATACTTCATTGTGTTTTCGTAAGATGATTGTGTCTGTCATTGTCCGCCTATGAATCTTTCCCAGTCAATATATGACTTCAGTTCCCATGCACGTTGCTTGATCTCACCCATAATAGACTCCAGGATTGAACAGGCCTCTTCGTGGTAGATTTTCTTTTCAAGTAGTTTGATCAGATCGTTGTCTGACTCTAAGTACAGTGGAATGTCGGATTTCAACTTTAGTCCAAATTGTTCCCAACCGTGTTCATCCAGTTCTTCTTGCGTCATCTTGCCTGAATAGTATTCCCACTTCACTTTACGCATTCTCATGTAATCAAAGTTGGCTTTCTTTGCTGCCAATTTGTTCTTGATCAACGCATCAAGGTACTTACTGTGTAGTTTTGGAATCTTTAAGAGTTCTTTGCCTGGTTCTGTTTGATCCATATTGGCGTCAGTGTCCCAGGCCTTGAGAATTTGTTCAATATTGTTCATAATGTAAAAGAAAAATTAAGCGTTTGTTAACTCAAAGTATGCGTATCTGAATTTTGCCGTTGCAGTTAGAATTGTATCTGCTGAGTTCTGTGTATCGAAGTTGATCGGAGACAATGACACAGGGAACATTCTTTGGAAGTTAACTCTGAGTGTTGGATTATTTAGAGCACTCATAATTGTCAATGATGCGTCTGAATAGTAGTTGATTGCGTTGTTGTTTGTGTTCTGCAAGTTGTTCAATGATTGTCGTTCTGCAATACTCTTTGGTGATGCGATTGCCAACAGCCACTTGTACAATTCGTTCCATGATTGAACTTCTTCATCAAGTAGAAATGTAACTTCAAATTCATCATAGGTGAGTTTTTCACCTGCAACTGATACATCTAACAATGGAGTATTGAAAACTGCATTACCCAATGTAACACCGGGCACATTTGCCTGTTGGCAGAAGTATTGCACCGTTGGAAGTCTACTGAAGGACAGTATAAACTTCGATGCTTGTAGTATGTTGGTGTTTTGGGGTGTTCTGTTAATTGCAGTCATACCAGTATTTAGGACGTAAAAAAACCGCCCGAAGGCGGTTTCTTATTTTACCGTAACCTGTAGTGAAACAGGTGTATCAATCAGTACCTTCTTTTTTCGGAATAACCGATTAAAGAGGTTAATAATATAAGTTAACATATTACTTAACTTCTACTGACAAAGATGCGGGAACATCAACGGTAACTTCTGGTGCAGGTGCTGCAGGAGGTGCAACAACTGCCGCAGCGATAGCCGCTTGGGTTTCAGGTGCAACAGGTGCGCCGGTCGCAGCAGCAACCACAGCAACCGCAGCAGCAGTAGCTTGTTCGGCCGCAGCAGGTTCAGTAACCGCAGGTGCAGCAGCAACCGCAGCCACAACAGCAGCAGTAACAGCAGCAGGATCAGTTACAGTCGCAGCAGGTGCAGTTGCAACAGCGGTCACCGCAGCAGCAACAGTTGCTTGTGCTTCTGGTTGTTCAACCGCAGGTGCAGTTGCAACGGCAGTAACAGCAGCGGCAACAGCAGCGGCCGCAGCAGGAACTTCAGCTGATGGAGATGCAGCAGCAACAGCCGCAGCAGCAGGTGCAGCTTCTTCTGGTGTAGAAGCAGGTGCAGCAACCGCAGCAGCAACAGCCGCAGCAGGTTCAACCGGTGCAGGTGCTGGAGTAGGTTCAGCAATGGTCACAGAACCAGTAACAGCGGCACCCAATGCATTGCCGGAACCATCAACGGTTTGTGCAGTGATTGCAAAAGTTCCTGGATTAACACCAGAGAAAGTTGCAACATATGGCGCCGCAGTCAATGTTTGGTCTGGTGCACCAGCCAAAGAAACTTTGATACCACCAGAAACGGTACCAGCAGGGAATGATTGTTGCTGTGAAGCAACGGTAACGATAACGTCAGACATAATTTACTCCTTATATAAGTGTGTCTACAGTAGACCCCATTATTTATGCCAAAAAAAAGGGAACCGAAGTTCCCTTTTGAATTGCCGATCTTCGTCGGCTTCGTGTAACGCATGCGTTACATCAAGTTTTTCACTGCGAACATGCGGTAGTACACGTTTGATTGTGAATCTAGACGACCATTGCCTTGTTGTAGACCTTCTGCAAATGGGTTTGCAACCATACCGTAACGGGTTTTGAAACCAATTTTTGGTTGGAAGGTGAATTGGTCAACTGCACGAACCATTTGTAGAGGAACGTATGGGCAGTAGAACAGACCAGCA